CGGCTCTCCAGGGCAAGATTAATGCGGTTGCGGACGGAATGGGCAAAGTAAGGAGGGGTTGGTGGCAATTGATGGTTTTACGGAATTTCCGGAATTCCGTCCTTCGATTGCAAAGGAGTGTCAGGAGGGGGTTGGAGTGTCGCGTTGCCCGCTGGGTGCTCGAAAAGGCTCGTCTATGGGAGAGGGAGTGTTTTTATCTCTCTCTGCCCACCGAGCCTCCGATTCCGGGCGTCAATATTGGGTACAAGCAGGAAACAGTTCCTGCTGGTTGGCGGAGGGTCCTCACGAGTTCGGAGGTCGACTTTCAAAGAGAAGCTTGCTTCTTTGAGATTGTCGCCCATCGTGCGTGGACTGAGCCCTTTACTAACTGGCGGGAGAACGCGTGGTCCAAGGCCCGGGTTGGTACATTTCGGTGTACCTCCTGGCTGAAATTTTCTCGGAAATTTCAGAAAACCGCGTTGTTCCTCAATACTGGGTGTCCTGCACCCATATTCGGTAACGAGTGGCGTCGACCCAGGGTTAGGGGTCGGAAGTGTTGGGTCCAATGTCAGGACCCGGTTGTGCAGGGGCCGGTTGATGCCCCTAAAGAAAAGAACGTGCCCAGGGTACGATTCCCCGCGGTGTTTCCACCGCCTCGCTTTTACGAGCTTGGTGGTGTGCGCCCCGAGGTTGAGTACCCCGGGTATAGAGAGGATCCTGTCCTCCACGAGAGGTGTGTCGACTCAACCTTGGTTGGGTCGGCATGCGGGCTCTGGAGGACACCAATCCTCTTCAGACAATGATTGTTGGGTGCGGTTGCCTCGCTCGAGGATGTCACGGGAAACTTTCCGTGGTCGATTCTGACGAGGAACGGCTGTATATGGTATGTGGGGTTGGTGATACCCCTGGTGGTGACGCGATAATGTAGCGTCGGGAAAGAGCGATTAAGGCTCCGATGATGACTGGTGGGGGAGGCGTCGGCGTAGAGCCCCCTTGCCACTTCGAAGGATCGTCGTGCATTAACATGTAATGCAGCGGGCGGTGATCGATCTAGTAGATTGGAGGGTCGTCCGTACGCGCCCCGGCCTAGGGCCGGTTAATAGGCGTTGGCACCCCACCTGTAGTCATCTCGCACCCCAAAGTTTTTTTTTTTGACTAGCCACCTACGGTAGAATAGTCGCTGTTTGCTGGATCCCCGTAAGGGGTACCCGGTGTTGCGATTAGG